CTCCTCGCAACCCTCGCAGCGGCATTCGCTATTCTGCTAGTCGTCGCGCTAAACTAAATTTCACTTTTTGTGTTTTGCACTATTGCAAAACGCGCGCGGTGCGCTATTATAACAATATGGCATAGCCAATGGGGCTATGCCCTAACCAGTAAAGGGTTTAACACAATGGCAAAACAACCAACCAAAAAGCAAACAACCCCAGCGCAACCCGTGCCGGCACCTATTGCCACGCCTAACCATAAAGGCACGGTGTACACTGGCATACTTAGCCAAGCACACAAAACTAACCCTATACCCGCCAACCTTGCTAACATTATAACGCCGCATACCCCCGCTTATTGGTGCAACCCGGGTACTGTTATTGCGGCCAAAAAAGGTGTGCCAACCGCTGGCGGCGGTAGCATACACTGCGCCGTGTTAAACGCGTTTATTAACCAGCACGGTGGGCCAAATAATATGGGGCTTGTGCAGGTTGCCGGGTTTACGCCTACCCATAATAACTGGGGGCTTAGCGCCGGCATTACGTGGCCGTTTGTACAACATAACACTTACAAAAACGGCAACGCCGCCGTGCGTATGGCTATACTTAACGCGCTGTGGGTGCAAGGCACTAGCTTGGCACAAGCGGCACTGTTAGCGCATAAAAACAACCCCAAAAGTAACACGCTTAGCAAAAACAACGGCGCTAACACTAACTTAAACAGTGCTTATTTAGCCTTGCTTAGCGGCGTATACAATAAAACCAATAGCGCCGGCCATACCGGCAACCCGCTTGCTAAACCGCTAAGCGTAATGGTGGCGCTTAACCCAAATAGCGGGGTAAAACCAGCAACCTAATACTTGCGGCGGCCCAGTAATGGGCCGCCCTTTACTTTACTTTTACTTAACGGCCAGGGACCCCCGCCAAATAAAAGCACAGTAAAAACCAGTAAATAAAAAGGGTGCACCCCCCTTGCACGGAGACCAGTACACAGGCATTAGCATGTGTACGGTTCTACACAAATAATGTAGGTTGCAAATCAAATCGGCCACGGGACATGATATAATGTCAGATGATAATGACATTCGACTGCACCGCGAGATCAGTGAACTTTCGGCCAAGGTCGAGCGTTTACAAACAGATGTGCAGAATCTGTATAAAATGGTTGCATTGCAGAATGAGTCCCTTAACCGTTGGCGTGGTATGGGTGCAGCATTGACTATGGTTGGTGTTGTGTTTGGTGGATTGATAGGTGGTGTGCTCAGTTGGTTTGGCAGCACGTATGTTGACCGATAGATAATGGAACGACGAGTACGCCCCTAAGTGTAGGAGTTACGAGAATGAAGAAAGCTAAAGCGAAGATAAAAAAAGTTATTACGGGTTTGAATAAGGCATCTAAGTTACATGCTGGTCAAGCAAAAACTTTGAAGGGAGTAATACGTGGCCGACCTAAGAAAAAGTAAAAGAAAATACGCTGGCAAAAAATAGTGAATACAAGTCTACTTTTTAAGTATGCTGGTGGTACAGCTTATTTTGCACAGCGGTTAGGTATGAGTAAGGCGATGGTGAGTGCGTGGGGCAGCCGTGGTTTGCCCCCGAAGTACGACCGCCGATTGCAATTGATTGCTGCGTGTGAGTTGTTGGACTTGCCCGATGATGTTAAGCAGCAGGTGTTGGCTTTTGTGCGCGACCCTGCGAATTAGAGGTGCCATATGCCTAATGATCTAGGCGTAAACCTTGATAGCATCCCCGAAGATAAGTTAAAATTATTTGCCCACTTGTTAGAGCGTGCAGGTGCAACTGCTAAGGCGGATGCTGCCCAAGCTGATTTTTTAGATTTTGTGAAGGTTGTTTGGCCGGAGTTTATAGGCGGTATGCACCATACCCGTATGGCAGCAGCTTTTAAGCGCATAGCTACTGGCGAGAGTAAGCGGCTGATAGTTAATATGCCGCCGCGCCATACGAAGAGTGAGTTTAGCAGTTATTTGTTGCCGGCGTGGTTGATTGGCCGCCGCCCGACGTTGAAGATTATTCAAACAACGCACACGGCAGAGTTGGCTGTGCGGTTTGGCCGTAAGGTGCGTAACCTTATGGATACGGAAGAGTATAAACATATCTTCCCTAAAGTGCAGTTGCGCGCTGACAGTAAGGCAGCCGGCCGGTGGGAAACAGGTAATGGCGGTGAATATTTTGCGGCTGGCGTAGGCGGTGCGATTACTGGCCGGGGCGCTGATTTGTTGATAATCGACGACCCCCATAGTGAACAAGATGCGTTGAGCCCCAGTGCGTTAGAGAATGCATATGAGTGGTATACTAGTGGCCCGCGCCAGCGGTTACAGCCTGGTGGTGCTATTGTGATTGTGATGACGCGTTGGGCTGAGAATGATTTGACTGGCAAATTAGTCAAACAGCAGGGCCGCGATGTGTTGGCAGACCAGTGGGAAGTGATTGAGTTCCCTGCTATCATGCCGAATGATGAGCCTGTTTGGCCACAGTTTTGGAACAAAAAAGACTTGCTGTCTGTTAAGGGTAGTTTGTCTATCGCTAAGTGGGAAGCTCAATGGCAGCAGAACCCGACAAGCGAAACAGCGGCAATACTCAAACGTGATTGGTGGCAGGTGTGGGAGGAAGAGGATTTACCCCCGCTGAGTTACATTATGCAATCGTACGATACGGCGTATAGTAAGAAGACAGCCGCTGACTATAGCGCGATTACAACGTGGGGTGTGTTCCAGCCAGAGGAAGGCGGCCCTTTTAATGTGATATTGCTGGATGCCCGCCGTGGTAGGTGGGACTTTCCTGACTTGCGGCGTGTTGCCCAAGAAGAGTATAAATATTGGGAACCTGAGTGCGTATTGATCGAGGCTAAGGCCAGTGGTACACCGTTGACACACGAGTTACGCCAAATGGGTATACCTGTTATCAATTACAGCCCTAGCCGTGGTAATGATAAAATTACTCGGGTAAATACCGTCAGCCCTATATTAGAGGCTGGTTTAGTATGGGCACCTGGAACAAGTTGGGCTGAGGATGTTATCGAGGAATGTGCTGCATTCCCCGGTGGCGAGCATGACGATTACGTTGATACAGTCACACAAGCGTTGCGCCGTTTTAGAGAAGGCGGTTTTATAGCGCATCCGGAAGATTGGCAGGATGACGTTGATAGGTATGTACCGCAGCGCATCTATTATTAGGGGATAAAGCATGGCTATGATTGATGATGGCATGTTTGGCGCGCCGCAAGGTTTACCCGAGCAAGAAGGCTTGACCCTTGAGCAACTTTTGTCAGATGAGCAGGAAGCTACCCCCGACGATGTAGACGTCGAGATTGTGGAGGATGCAGATGGCGGTGCGACTTTATCATTCGGTGAAGATGAAACTGAAGGCCCTGATGCAGCGTTTGATAGCAATTTGGCGGAGATGCTTCCCGAAGAAGAGTTAGGCCGCATCAGTAGCGAGATACGCGGTAGTTATGAAGATGACCGCGCAAGCCGCAGCGATTGGGAAAAGCAATATACCGACGGCCTTGCCCTGTTGGGTTTGACTTATGAAAATAGAACAGAACCCTTCCAGGGCGCTACGGGTGTTGTGCACCCGCTGCTGAACGAAGCTGTTACGCAGTTTCAAGCAGGTGCTTATAAGGAACTTTTGCCCAGTAGCGGGCCAGTGCGTACAACGATTATTGGCACACCCACCGCCGCCCTTGAACAAGCGAGTCAGCGCGTACAAGATTTTATGAATTATAAAATTATGTACGAGATGAAAGAGTACGAACGTGAGTTCGACCAAATGCTGTATTACCTTGGCTTGAGCGGTAGTGCGTTCAAAAAGGTATATTTTGACGGTCAGCTAGGCCGCGAAGTCAGTAAATTTGTACCGGCAGACGATTTGATCGTAAACTATGCAGCTACTGATTTACAAACAGCCGAACGTGTAACGCATGTGTTGCGTATGTCGCAAAATGCAGTGCGAAAGCTGCAAGTAAGCGGTTTTTACGCTGATGTAGACATCATGGGCGACAGCGGTTACGACCGCGACGACATCAAAGAGACGTATGACAAGATCGAGGGCCGCGAATCAATCGGCGATGATGAAGAATTAACGTTAATTGAGTGCCATTGTTACCTTGATTTGGAATCATTTCCTGACAAAGACGAAAATGGCGAAGAAACAGGCATAAAATTGCCTTATGTGGTCACGATTTGCACTGATACAGACCAAATTTTGGCTATTCGGCGTAATTTTTCGCAAAACGACCGTCGCAAAGAGCCTTTGCAGTACTTTGTGCAGTATAAATTCACTCCTGGCCTGGGTTTTTATGGCTTTGGACTGATACATTTGCTCGGCAACAATAGTCGCAGCGCCACAAGCACGTTACGCCAGCTAATTGACGCCGGTACACTGAGCAATTTGCCTGCTGGCTTCAAAGCGCGGGGTTTACGCATCAGTGACGATGCTAATCCTATTCAACCTGGCGAGTTTCGCGACGTAGATGTGCCTGGTAACGACCTGCGCGGCAGTTTGTTGCCCCTGCCCTACAAAGAACCTAGCGGTACGCTGTTCCAATTACTCGGTTTTGTAGTCACAAGTGCTGAAAAATTTGTTGGCACCACCGAGGTAGGCGTAGGTGATGCAAACCAAGAGATGCCCGTAGGCACAACAATCGCCCTATTGGAGCGTGGTGCTAAGGTTATGTCTGCTGTGCATAAGCGCATGCACGCCAGTATGAAGTTAGAGCTTGAACTTTTGGCAAAATTGTTTGCCGAAGGTACTGGCAGTTACCCGTACGATGTAGCGCCCGCCCAACCCGAAGTTGTGCGCGAAGATTTTGATGCGCGCGTAGATATATTGCCAGTAAGCGACCCGAATATATTCAGCATGTCGCAACGGGTCAGCTTGGCACAAGAGCAATTTAAGCTCGCCAATGCTGCACCGCAGATGCACAATATGTACGAGGCTTACCGCCGCATGTACGAAGCACTCGGTGTAACAAACATCGATCAGTTGCTAACGCCTCCGCAAGAGCCACAACCTGTTGGGCCACTGCAAGAGAACAGCAATGTGCTTGCTATACCCGATGGTGCACCAGGGCCACAGGCGTTCCCCGAGCAAGACCACCGTGCGCACATCAGTGCACACCTTGCGTTTATGCAAACGCCTTTGATTCAAGCACAGCCGCCGCTAGCTGCTGCATTGCAGAAGCACATTTTCCAGCATTTGTCCTTGCTTGCACAGCAGATTGCTCAGCAAGAAGCGCAAGCTGGCGGTATGATGTTGCCACCAGAGCAGATGGTAAATGTGGTCGCCGCTAAGGAAGCAGAGTTGATGCAGGAGTTTGCGCAACTTATGGCACCGCCGCAACAGGAAGACCCGATTGTTGCATTAAAGCAACAGGACCTAGCCTTGCGTGAGCAGGAACTCATCGCAAATGCGCAAAACGATGCGCAGGAGCTAGAACTCGACAGAGCAAAACTGTTGCAAAATGCCAACATCGCCCGTGACCGCATTGATTCTACAGAAGATATTGCAAGGCGGCGCGCTGAGGTGGCGTTATATAGAACTAATCTACAGGCGCAACAACGTGCTAGGGGGCAGTGATGAAAGGTAAAGTCACCGTACCCAGCCGCGTGCAAGAACACTTTTTGGCATACATCAACCCACGCGAGGCAGCCATGTTGCGCGCGATGGGTGGCGGCGTCAGCAAAGATGGCGGCCAGAAGATGATGAATGGTGTGCCTTTTTTCAGCGACGCAGATGAAGAGGGCGGCCCAGGTTTTGATGTGGCTGACGTGACTGGGCCTAGCGCCAGTGGTGATGGCCCTTCCGGTGTAGAGGTGACGCCACTTGCAGACATGACACCGCAAAGCGGCCTTGAAGCGACTTTAGGTATAGAAGAACGACAACCGACCGCACCAGATAATACAGAGAGTAACACTGGTGGCGGTATTATGACTTTAGCAAAAGAGCTAGTAGAAAATTACGGCTCTAAAGGCATTGGCGGTATGATTGGTGATTACTTGGGTCTGTCACCGCAAAGTTCAGGTGCTTTGCAAGCGGGTTTAGGTTTAGCTGGCATAGCGATGGGCGGGCCTGGATTAGTAAGTGGCGGATATGGTCTTTTTCAAGGCCTCAATCGCGCACTTGATCTTGATGCTACAGAAACTGATCCGTTTGAAACGGATGAGCAAGAGATGTACATAGGGGGCGATAAGTAATGGCTGACCTAAATAACGACGGCGTCGTCACCGAAGGTGAGTTGGAAGCATGGGACGAGCACATAAAGTTCGTCACACAAAAACGTATCGCAGTTGGTGCATTTTTGTTCATGTTAGGACTGACAACAATTTTGTGCACGCCCCTGATCAATGAGACTAGGATTACCGCGCTAACAGGTTTGATCAGTACGATGTACATCGCGCTGGCAGGCATTGTCGGCGCGTACATGGGTATGTCAGCTTGGATGGCTAAACGGTAATGTTGAGTTTGCTTGGCACCCTACTGGGTTTTGGAACGAGCATTGTTCCGGAGATACTAGGGTACTTCAAGCAACGGCAAGCTAATCAACAACAGCTAGCTATGCTAGAGGCGAAAGCGAAGTATGCGCAGAGTTTGAGCGAGCTGAAGTTGAAAGAGCTTGATGCACAAGCTGAGATACAAGAAACAAAAAGTTTGTATGAACATGATCGATCTGTCGACGCTGGGCCATTTGTCAACGCTCTCAGGGGCAGTGTGCGCCCTGTTCTTACTTACCTTTTCTTCATAACCTTTGCGAGTGTCAAAGGTGTGTTGCTTTACAGCGCGCTGCAAAAACCTGATATGAACTTTGAGACTGCTGCTCTGATGATTTGGGACAGTGAAACACAGGCTATCTTCAGCGCCATCATTGCATTTTGGTTCGGTAATCGCGCTATGGGTAAAGCAAGGGCGCGTATTGACAAAAATGGTTGATGACCCCAGTTTATTTTTATTTGAACGTTTGCTAAAGAGCATACGGGAACGACGCTCTAGCTACGAAGAAACTTTGGCTTACGGCGCAGTTGCCGACTTTACTGCGTTCCGTGAACTGCGTGCACGTATTGCAGAGATCGGAACACTCGAACAGGAACTCAGAGACCTGCTAGTTAGGATTACCGATGACCCAGAAGATCCTTGAGACTGCTTATGTCAAAGAAGAAAACTTCGTACTAGACCCATCAAACCTACCTGAAACAGCCATTGACCGTCTGCCGCAACCGACTGGCTGGCGTATTTTGTTGCTTCCGTTCAAAGGCCAAAAAAAGCACGGCTCGTTATATCTTCCAGACCAGACAATTGAGCGCGAGGCTTTGGCTACGGTGTGTGGGTACGTGCTGCGTATCGGCCCGTTAGCTTACAAAGATGAAAGTAAGTTTGACGGCATACCCTGGTGTAAAGAAAAAGACTGGGTGATTTTTGGCCGGTATGCAGGTTCACGTTTCAAAATTGATGGTGGTGAGGTGCGTATCCTCAATGATGATGAAATCATCGCCACTATTGCTGACCCCACCGATATCATCCATATGTGACGGAGCACAAAATGTCGAGCACAGAAATGATGCACGATTTGCCTGTTGAAGAAGAGGCAAACATTGAGTTAGAAGATAGCGCAGAAGCAGAGCAGCCAGAACAGGAACCGGCTGAGGCTGCTCCAGAAGAACCTGCAAAAGAAAAAAATGAAGCTGACGAATATTCTGAGTCAGTACAAAAACGTATCAGCAAGCTGACTAGCCGCATGCGCGAAGCTGAGCGTAGAGAAAAAGCTGCACTTGATTATGCTACATCGCTCAAAAACCAATATGAAGAAGTTTCAAAGCGCGCAAAACAATCTGACGAAAGTTATTTGACTGAGTATGACAATCGCTTGAAAGTTTCAGAATCTACTTTGAACGAGCAGCTCAAACGAGCTATTGAGCTTGGTGATGCTGATGCACAGGTAGAGTTGTCGCGTAAAATGTCTGAGCATGCGCTGGAAACACAGCGCCTTGAGTATGCACGTGAGCGCTTGCAAACTGAGCAGCCAGAAGAAGCACAAGCGGCACAACCGCAACAAACTCAGCAAGCACAGCCGAGCCCAAAAGCGGAAGAGTGGAGTGCAAAGAACGAGTGGTTTGGCACAGATGAGCCTATGACACTCACTGCCTTCAGCATCCACAAACAACTTGTGCAAGAAGAAAACTTCAATCCTGAAAGTGACGAATACTACTCAGAGATTGATAAACGCATGCGTGAAAACTTCCCGCACAAGTTTGCGAATGAGCAATCTGTAGAGCAGGAGATTGATGAAACGCCACAGCCGCGTACATCAAATGTTGCGCCTACAGGTCGTGCTACGAGTGCGCCACGCAAAAACGGCAAAAAATCTGTCAAACTCACCCCAAGCCAGGTTGCAATCGCGAAGAAACTTGGTGTATCTCTTGAAGACTACGCGAAGCAAGTCGCTTTGCTAGAAACACGGAGCCAGTAATGGTAGATAAAACACCCCGTGCCGCCACTACGAGAACCAACACTTCTCGCCGTAAGCCTTGGACCCCACCATCCTCTTTGGATGCCCCGCCCGCACCGGAAGGGTTTGTTCATCGTTGGATCCGTGAATCAGTCATGGGTATCGACGATAAAAAGAATATTTCCGGTAGACTTCGTGAAGGCTTTGAACTCGTTCGGGCCGACGAATATCCAGACTTTGAAGCCCCAACTATTCAGGATGGTAAACATTCTGGCGTTATTGGGGTGGGTGGTCTTTTGCTTGCCCGCTTCCCTGTGGAAACACGTAATGAGCGGGCCGCGTATTTCCAAAAACGCGCAAAACAGCAAATGGATGCTGTTGATAATGACCTTATGAAGGAAGAGCACCCGAGCATGCCTATTACTACAAATAGGCAGAGTCGTGTCACCTTCGGTGGAAGGCGTCCTTCTGCCGACTCTGAAACCTAGCATGTAAGGAAGGATTCCGAAAATGGCAAACAAAGATGCCGCTTTTGGTCTTCGTATGTATTCAATGCTTGGTGAGGGCACCAACTCTAACGGCGTTACTAAGTTCAAAATCCAAACCGCTGGCACCACTGGCACTTCGAGCACGATTTTCCAGGGTACTCCGGTTATTCCGCTTGCTAACGGTATGATCGATATCGTTGGCAATGCGAATGGTGGAACGGTCCCGTTGCTTGGCGCTTTCATGGGCTGTGAGTACATTGACCTCGATGGTAAACCTAAGTTCGCTAACAAGTGGCCAGGTACTTCTTCGGTGAAGTCTGGCACGGCTGCTAGTGCTTTGGTCGCTGCAAACCCTGATCAGCTGTTCTTGATCAATTGTGATGCGGCGGCTACTGATGCATCTATTCATGCCAACGCGAACTTTGCGACTGCTACCTCTGGCGATGCGACCACGGGTATCTCCACTGGTGAGCTGGCTGTCAGCACGGTGAACACCACCAACACGCTGAACTTGCGTATCGTTGGTTTTGAGGATAGCCCCTCAAATGCTGATACGACTGCTGCCGGTATGTTGGCCATCGTTCTTCTCAACAATCACTTTTACCGTTATAATCAGAACGGTCAAGGTGCTGGTATTTAAGGAGATCAGCGATGCCAATTAGCCGTTCACAATTAATGAAAGAGCTTGAGCCTGGTCTCAACGCTCTTTTTGGTCTGGAGTACAACCGCTACGAAAACGAGTGGAGTGAAGTGTTCGATACCGAATCTTCTGACCGCGCGTTTGAAGAAGAGGTGATGCTCTCTGGTTTTGGTCAGGCTCCGGTAAAAGCCGAGGGTGCTGCTGTAACCTTTGACACTGCTAATGAGTCGTTCACGGCTCGTTACACGCACGAAACCATTGCCCTGGCTTTTGCCATTACAGAAGAGGCTGTAGAGGACAACCTTTACGACCGCTTGAGCACTCGCTATACACGGGCACTGGCACGTTCTATGGCAAACACTAAAAACGTTAAAGGTGCGAACATTTTGAACAATGCGTTCAATAGCAGCTTTACTTTTGGTGATGGCAAAGAGCTTTGTGCTACTGATCACCCGACTTTGGGTGGTGGTAACTTCCGTAACGAACTGACTGTTTCTGCGGACCTTAACGAAACTTCGCTCGAGCAGAGCATGATTGACATTGCTGCGTTCATTGATGAGCGTGGCCTGTTGGTCGCTGTGCAAGGGCGTAAGTTGATCGTTCCGCCGGCGTTGCAGTTTGTTGCTGAGCGTTTGACCACTACGCAACTGCGTCCGGGCACTGCGGATAATGACATTAACGCCATGCGCAATATGGGCATGTTACCGGAAGGTTATGTAATCAACCATTACCTGACCGATACGGATGCGTTCTTCATTAAAACCGACAGCCCGAACGGGTTCAAGCACTTCGAGCGTTCGCCAGTGCGCACCTCTATGGAGGGCGATTTTGATACTGGTAACGTGCGTTACAAAGCGCGGGAGCGTTACAGCTTTGGCGTTAGCGACCCACGTTGTGTGTTCGGTTCGCCGGGCGCTTAATCACATTAGAGGGGGGCCTTGTGTCCCCCTCTTTTTTTGCCTAAACTAAACGTACCCTGACAGCATACGCTGACACTAGCCACGACAGGAGTATGACATGGCTGTTCATTTCACCGGCCCCGTTTTGTTCGCCGGTAAAAACACCTCGAAAAAATGGTTTGAGAATCTGCCGGTAAGCGTAAACCCGGATTTTGTGGTTTACATGGATGACTTTACTGGTGTGGCGCTCGACTCCACCAACGACTGGACTGTTGTCAAAGACTCTAGCGCCACTGCGGCGTTGGGTGCTGATGCTGAGAGTGGCACTTTGGTGCTGACTTCCGACGGTACGACTGACAACGATGGTGCCAGCGTGCAAGGTAACGAGATCTTTGCAGTGGCGGCTGGCCGCGACATTTGGTTTGAAACTAAAATTAAAGTCGGCGACAGCGAAGGCAGCGCGATTGATTTGTGCGTTGGCTTGACGGTAAACTTCGCTACGAACCCAGAAGCGATGCTGACCGCTGCTGACCGCATTGTGTTCCAGGTTGATGATGGTGACACCAACATCGACTGCGTCACGGAAAAAAATGGCACGGCCACTACCACCGACTCCGGTATTGACATCAGCGACGATACCTTTGTAACCCTTGGCTTCCATGTCACGGGCACAGGTAAGGTTGAGTTCTTTGTGAACCGGGCTTTGGTTGCTACGCATACGGACAACATTCCGGACGATGAAAACTTGGCCATCGGCGCTATGGAACTGTCTGGTTCTGCTACGGGCACCAAGTCAGCTACGATTGATTACCTGTTCGCTTGCCAAACGCGATAGGAGTGAATAATGGCTGAACGTAAAAGAGCCAGGACAAAGGCAGGGCACTATGTTGCCGATGATCCCAATACGCCTGAGAACGAGGCTTGGGTAGAAGAGAAGCCTGTAAAGAAGGCTAAAAAAGCTGCTGCTGTTGACCTGCCTCCTGTTGGAAGTGCCGCGCGTAAGGCGATGATCTTGCGCGGTGAGCTGAAGGAGTAAGTAATGGCAGATGCAGTCACTTCGCAAACAATCATCGACGGGCAGAAGACGGCTGTTCTAAAATTCACCAACGTGTCTGACGGTTCTGGTGAATCTGCTGTCAAAAAAGTTGATGTGTCTGCCCTAGCTGCATTGCCTGATGGCACTGTATGCTCGGGTGCTACCATTGAAAAGATTTGGTGGCAGTGCAACGGAATGAAAGTAAAGTTGCTGTTTGATGCGTCGACTGATGTGTTCTGCATCGAGCTTGGTGAAAACCAAAGCGGCTACCACGATTACACATCGTTTGGTGGGCTGACTAACAATGCCGGTA